GCTTTGAAAGCCTGAGAAAAAAGTGCGTAATTGCTCACGCACAAGCGCGAGTCGTCAAAAGTCGAGTCGTGACTCGTAATCCGGAAGCTCGTCGGCCTCGTAAAATCCGCCGTCAGGCGACTGAAATATGACGTGCGAATCCTCTGACCAATCGCACGCATAGGTGGTCCACCCGTCGGGCAGCTGCTTGAGGATACAATCCGCTTCAAGCTGATTCATCGATCAAGAGCGGCTTCGACCTTCGCCCAGTAGCGCCGAGTGGCGTCCTTACGAAAGCCGTTGGGACCGCCGTTCCAGATCCGCGCTTTGTCCTCGCGGGTTGGCTGGCGACCCAGACGTCGTTCAATCGCATAGATCGCGATATACTTCCGGAAAAGATCGACGGCTGACGCACGATCGAACGCGTCTCGATGAGTGTAGTTGGTCCCATAGACGCGGTTGACGTCCAAGACGACGCCTCGGTGGATCTGCAGTGATCCGTAAGCGAGTCCACCGTCACCGACGGCTGAGTTGTCGCCTCGGCTTTCGACGTAGGTGATGGCGCGCAAAAGCGATTCGTCAGCAAAAGCGACGCTGCAAAGGGAAAGGAAAATGGCTAGATATTTCATGATTTGGTTTTGGTGACTTGGTTTGTGAGCTCGATAATAGCGTCAAGCAGCGTGGTTTCAAGATCGCCGATGCGCTCGTGCAGGCTCATGATTCGTGCCTCAAGCGCGCGGAGATCCGGCCCTTGCGAATCGGGCGCCGTCGATTGCGCAAAGTCCATTTGAGGCGATTGGTTCGACGCGCGCTTTTGAAGCGAACGTTGCTTGCGAAAATCAATGATCGCGTTGTATGCGTCCATCGGATTTCCGACTTGCCAAACGTAACCAACGCCTGCAACTCGCGCCACGAGGCCGAGATCTTGGCATTGCTTAGGCAGGCAGTTATCCACCTTAAAGCTCGCGACGAGATCGCCAAAAGATGCGGTCGGGTTCTGCCGATGCGTTGACATTGCTGCTGTCAACAAGTCGAGCAAGCGCTGTTGGGTTTTATTAAGGGACTGATTGCTTTTCATTTTTGGGTTTCGGTTTGGTTGCTTGTTAAAGTTCAACGGACCACGCATCGGTGATTTTGGAGGTGATCTCCTTATCGGTGATGTTAAGATCGTCGGCGTTGTGCCACGATCCACCGATCACGATTACGTCGTCGCTTCGAATGACCTCGACTTCGCGAACGGCGATGACTCCATCGCGATAGAGGGTGGCGTTTTTGGATAGGTAGTTAATCATACACCCAGAAAGCCCGAGCGGGTTAGGCTCAGGCTGTGGAGTCGGGTGGCGGGACGAATTAAAGCCAGTCGAGGTTGATTGCTTTACCTTGTAGGTGCTCAACCGAGTGGCATCGAACCTTGATCAATTCCTTGCGTGCCTCGCTGCGGTTTAGCCTCGATTTTTTAATGAAGCGAAGGGTTGTTAAAACGGCCTCTTCAATCGCGCAGTAGTCGAAATCCATTCCGTATTTCGCGCATTGGGTTCTGATCTTTTCCGTCTTTTTGTTGTCCATGCCGCAAACCTATCCGCAAGCGGTTGCGGTTGTCGAACAAATTCGAAACTAATTTTCAGCGACTCGGCAATGCACCATTCCGGCGATAACCGCGACAGCGACTTGCATGACCGAACAATCGAAACCGTGATTGTGATTCTGCTTCACTTCGATCCATTCCCAAACGCCGGGCCTAACTTCGCGCTTTTCCTCGGCGGCTAAGTGTTCGGCATAAAGCGGGTTACCATCGGCGGGCTGTCGCCATCGAATCCCGTCGCCCGTTACCGCGGACGCGACGAGCTCCTTCATGTGAAAGGTGCTGATCTCGTAATAGGGCGCGGACAGGTTGCCGCCGACCGCGCTGAACTTCGGGTCGCTGTGCGGGTAGTTTTCAAGCTGATTCGTCCCCTCGTTTTTCATCGTCCAGCTCTTGCGCTTGTAGCCCATGATTCCGCGCCAGCCAAAGCGAACGCACTCGGCATCGACTGCCGCCGGTTGATAGCGTCGATCCTGAGCACAGCATTGATCCGGGACGCCATACTTTGCTTGGATCGCTCGCACCATGTCGATCGTATCGAGCTTGCCAAACCATAGCTGCCAGCTTGCAGGTTCCGCTGTCCACGCTCGAACCTCGACCCAGAATCCGGCTTGCTGCCGGTCGACGGTCATGATCCGCATTACCTCGCCCTCGATCGAATTGCCGGCGACGTAGTCCTCGGTTGAGTAAGGCTCGCCGTCGTCCTCGGTTGAAAATAGGTTGATGGCTTCGCGTTCGACGATCCACGATCGAGCCTCGCGCTTCTGCCGAAACTTCGAGCGCGGCGAATCGTCCTTGAATTTCGCGAAGTGGTTCTCGGCCTGCGCGAACTCACGGGCGAGCAAGTGCAACGGATGAGCGACGACCGCTTCCCAGTGATACGACTTCCAATCGCGCGACGGGTTCTCGCGCTCGCAAACGTAGTGCCCGGTTCGGCGCCAATGCGCCCGCGTCGCGTCAGTATCCTCGTGCTCGTGTCCGCAATGGCAACAAACGAAGCGAACCGTTTCGGCCGCTCGCACTTCGTCAATCGTCCCGTCGTCCCGCTTCGCGTCCTTGTTCCAGACCAAACCTGCGCGGGTCGATTCGTCGTCGATCATCGTTTGGCGAATATGCAAAGGCATCGACTCACCGCACCCGGCGCACTTCGCGCTCCATTCTTCCTGAGATCCGTTGGCGAACGATCGATCGGCGTGATCGCCTTCGACGCCACCTTGCGACACGTCGAGAATGTGACTGGTTCCCTGTTGCTCGAACGCCGTCACCCGTTTGCAGGCGTCATCGTAAACGTCCGCCCATCGAGGCATCCAGATTTCGTCGTTGATCTTGTATCGCACCGACTGCGATTGCTGATGTGACAAGTTCGCCGAGTTGAGCCGAAAGAACAGACCGCCGGGAAAAAATACCTCGGTTTGGGTCCGCAACGGTCCCGGTCGCGGCAGGATTCGGCGCACTTGTTCGATTGCCTCGAAAAGCGGGAACATTCGCGTCTTGCCTTCGAGCGTCGCCATCTCGTCGGACTGGCAGGTAAACGTGCATGGACCGGGATCGTTCACAATGCGATAAGCCGTCGCGAGCTCCGCCATTAACGTGCCAGCCGATTGAATCGCTTTGCTAACGGTCGTGCGGCGAACGACTGGATCGATCATCGAGTCGAGCGGAGCCATAAGCCACGGCGAGTTGCGAATGTCGAACCGTCCTTGAATCGCGTAACTGCTAGGCATCTCCTCGATCACGTCATGCGCCCAAGTGTAGATCGACCGACGATCGGGCATCGAAATCGCCGCCTCGATGTTCAGCCAATCATAGACTGCTCGACTCGATTTCCTCATCCGAATGGTTCCGGCTTTTCGTCAACCGTTTCCGGCTCCGAGTGCTGCTCGTCCCATTGAACCATCCCGCGCTGCGTTGCCTGCCGCAATCGGTCGTGGCATTGACGCATTTCGTCCCGCATCATGTCGATCGGTTGACCGAGCAGAACGGGAGGGAGGTTGTTCTCCATTTCCGCGGTGAGCAGCAAATCGAACTTGGCGACCCACGACCGAAGGAACGTCGAAACAACGTCACGTCGAATCACGTCTCGCTTGGCTTCTGCCAGCTTGAGTTGCGCCATTTCCGCGTCGGCCCTTAGCTTCGTCAGCTTCGCGTCGTTCAACGTCTTTGCCGAATGGTTGTGGTCCTCGCGATAGTATTTGAACATCCCGCGAATCGTTGCGACCTGCTGATAGTGCCCCCGATTCGGGGCCGGGAAATATCCCGCCTTAGCCAACTGCCGCAACCTTCGATCCGTCAACCCGGTAAGGCTTTCCAAGTGCTCCGAACTGATCGTGCCTGCGCTCATAAGTTCAGCTCAATCGAGTATTCTGATCCTCCTCGGGTGATTCGCTTGATGCGGTTCGGGTATTTCGCGACGAGATCACGGATGGCCTTCGCCTCGATTTTTTGGGTCCGATACGATTTGCAGCCGCCGTCATCTCCCCAATGGCTGTTTTCCCAATGCAGATAGCGAGCCGCCACGATTCCCCCAAACTGCTCCACGTGTCGAAGGCAAATCTCGTAATCCTCCTTCACCGGGAACGACTCATCGAAAAGGAAGGTTTTGTCGTTCACAATTCCCATACAAGACGCGGTGACGTAGGATCGGAAGTTGATCGGCTTGAATGGATGAACCGATCGCAATGCCGCCTCCGTTTTAACTCCCCAGATCCGCCACCCGAGATCCTCGACAACATCGAACAGCCGCTCGAACTCAAACAACCATTCGGCCTCGGTCAGCTTTTTTTGCTTGCCGTTGTTTTTATAGAGCTTGGTCCAGCCTTGGTTTTTCAGGTCATCATCGAGCATTACCACTCGCCGTTCTTCGCTATTTTTCAGGATCCAGTTTCGCGTCGCGGTGATCCCCTTGACCTCATTCGGAACGCCGATCACCTCCGAACGGGTGTGCTTCCGATACTGATCTACCTCCCCTACCGGAACGAATAGAACCGCCGATGTCAGGAACCGATCGCTTTTGGTTTCACCGGCCCGGCCTTTACTTGGAATCGCGATTAGCATTTTTCACCCTTTCAAATTTTAGAACACGTTCGATCCCGATCGACTCCAATGCGGATCCCTCCTTATAGCCACCGCGCCGAACCTTCTCCAATTTGAAAAAATCGACCATCTCATCCCATTCGTCGTTATCTTTCGCCAAAATCAAGACGTATTCCTGCGCCGGTTCGACCTGCAAACTTTGCCGTGCGATGATCTCTTCCGACTCTTCGATCTGCTTTTCTGCTTCGAACATCTCGTCGATCTCGATGTCCTTGAACCCGGTCAGCTCAACGTCAAAGTCTGATTCTTTCAGCTTTTCCATTTCCGCTTTCAATGCTTCCTCATCCCAACCTGCGTTAAGCGCGATTTTATTATCCGCGATCACGTAAGCCCGTTTCTGATCTTCCGTGAGGTGCAAGATCCTAATCGCCGGAACCTCCTCGATGCCCAACCGGTCTGCTGCGATCACCCTCCCATGTCCCGCGATGATCCCCGAATCTTTGTCGATTAGAATCGGGTTTGTAAACCCAAACTCCGAAATGCTCGCGCAAATCTGCTGAATCTGCTCCGCGCTATGCGTTCGGGAATTTCCCGCGAATGGGATGAGGTCTGCGGTTTTTACAATCTCAATGTTTGGT